TGCTAATGACTTTGATTTTTTCAGCAATGTCTTGAGATACAACCTCACCAACATTTAACTCTCTGCCATCAGACAGGCTAATAACCAAAGAACCATCAAAGTCAATGTGTGCATTGGTTACTGATACGCCATCAACACCATTTTCACCATCACGACCAGCTTGACCATCAGCACCTTTGTCGCCCTTTAGCCCATCTCTGCCTGATTTGCCATCTTTACCATCACGCCCATCTGTGCCATCTTTACCATCACGCCCATCTTTGATAGACGCAACACGCTTTTCAATGGTGTTGCCAACTGCATCAAATCGATCACGAATATCCGCTTCAATCTTCTTGAGTGCTTGAACAACCAAGTCAACATTCTCGCCAATCTTCTTCTTTTGCACTTCTTTGGCATTGGCAACAGACTGACGCACTGATTCCAGTACAGCCATCTGCTGTTCAGGAGTCATATTCTTGAGAATTAACTCTTTGGCTAGATTTTCAATATCCATTATTGAATTCCTGTCTGTCCAGCATTCAGTTCTCTAGTCAATTGGTCAAGGAAATCAGATTCCATGCCTGAAATCTTGTTGTTTTTCTCTGCCATTTGCAGTTCAACAATCTTAGACTTGTTCTTGATGTCAGCTTCTTTTAACATCAACTCGGCAATCTTAACTCTCTTGTCAAATTCCTTAGAAGCAAGATCATCTTGATTAGGAAGATTCTTAGTCAAACTTGCACTCATCTTAGCTTGCACTTCTTGAGGCATTAACTGCGCTTCAACAGACAATTTAGTAGCCTCTGCCCTGTTTTGTTCAGCTTGAGTAGTCTGAACTGCAATATTTGCCTGTGCCGCTTGGATAGCTAACTGCTGTTGAGCCTGTTGCATCTGTTGTTGCTCAGGATTAGGTTGCATCATCTCATCCAACTTGGCAATCAACTCCATTCGATTAGACAAACTGCTGTTTCCAATGATTCCTTTGAGCAAAATAGGCAAAACAGGAGTGTCAGCACCAAGAGTCTGCAACAAACCAATAAATTGCTGTTGCTCATACTCACGAGCAATGATGCCCAAGGTAGCAGTTGGGATGAAGTTCATGTCCACAGATGGATAACGCTCTGGGTCAAACTGCATGAACCTAAAAGCCGCCTTCTTGATGAATGGAATCAGGAAATCTTCTTGGAAATTCACCAATGTACGCTTGTATTTCTTGATGATAGAGGCAACCGCCATCGACATACCGCCACCATCACGACTAGCTTGGCTAACCATACCGTTTGAGTCTAGAGTTCCTGTCGCTTGTAGCAACATTCTCTCAAAGTCTTTAGCAGTTGCAAGGTTGTTTGGGTCAGTTTGACCAAACTTGAATGGATAGAGAATCTCACTCGGTGCGCCATTGGTGAGAATAGCTTTTCCGGGCTTTACCTCAAACTTCATGCCCCTTGGCAAACGAGTTGCATCCATTGCAATCATGGGAGAGGTACTCAGTGCCAGTGAATCCAAGTGACTGCGAGTCTGTGCATCAATGGCTTTTTGCATATTGAATGCTTTTTCCACTGTGCCACGACCCAACAACCTGTTTGGAACTGTATCGTCTTGGTAACTCAGTACAGGACGATCTTTCATCATGTATGGGTTTTCTTCAGCCTTCAACAGCATCCCATCATTGGCAATTACAACAATGGCTTCTACCATGTCGGTGTAGTCTTCAGCCGCTGAATTCTCAGGGAACAAGTCAACAATGTCCTTGTTTTCTTCTAAGTTGTTCAAGTACTCACGAGGCACAAGACCGTAATAGGTCAACAGCAATACCTTCTCATCTTGGTACTGGCTAATCTCTTGTGTAGCTTCAAGGTCAGTATCTTCACTGGCAGTACCAATGTCCACCTTGCGGTAGATACCCTTCTCAATGCCCTGCACAATTTTATGAATACTCACATATTTCTCTATCGCCACCCCCATACAGTCATCGACCGTAGTACCGTTGGGGTCGAACAAGAAGTTCTTGGGGTTGATAGGATTGATCTTGACAGAGATTCTGTCTCTTTCCATCACACCAATTGCCGCTTGACCCATCTGATTAGGGATAGGCCGAGTTGAGGGAACATACTCGGTTTCAGTCTTGACAATAATCTCGCCTATGCCTGTGCCATAGATTTCAGCCATCAATTCGATCTGATCGATAGCTTTTCTGATTTTGTCCTTCTTAAAGTCTTCAGTCAGTTGAGCCTTAATCAGTTCAACATCAATGGAATTGCCATTCACATCTTGGATATTGTCTTCAATGTCAAAGAAGTCACCTTGACCAAAGATTGCTTCCATGATCTCAGCGTGACGAGTCTCAACTGCTTGCTGAGTGGCAGGGGTAACAATACGGCTACGCTCTGATTCACGAGTCTTGTCTTCAGCCGCCCATTGACCACGAAAAATACGCTCATACTCTAGGTAGGCGGGGAGGTAGTTAGCATCACGCCAATCTCGCCACTTGTCGCAGTGGCTGGTGATGAAATCGGTCAGTTCTTTATCAGCCTCAGTAGGCTCATAAAATTCATTCTGTTCTAGTTTGACTTCTTTATCTGTTGCCATAGTGTTACCTTAATGGATTGCCAAATGGGTCTGCGTAAATTAGTTGATTTACAGGGACATCATAGGATTGTATGGGGTATGTCTCAAGTCTTTGCTCTGGAGTCATATTCATGCGGCTTTGTACGGCTCTGGCTTCTACTTCGCCGGCTAAACTTCTATATGCCTTATATGGATTGCTTGCACCTCTAGATGAAACTGCGGCGGCATCTAATGTTTTTCCAGTTCCAACTCGTTCCAAAGCGGCAAATGCACCAGCTTCTGGACTTCTATTAAATATTTTCTCAAATCTTTGTTTTGCTTCTAATTGATTTAGGTTTGAACCTCTCATCAACTTGTCAATAACTGCCGCATCTTCAAGTGCTTCTGTGCTAAAAACATCGTTAGGCTTAAAAAAATCAGCACTACCACCTCTAGCAAAATTCTCTCTATTCTGAATTGCGTGCTGAGTTTCGTGAAGCAAAACACTTTTTAATTCTTCTTCGGTTGGGGCTTTTGATGTCATTCTTTCCCCAACAATTCTTTCATTAACTGGAACATTTCCAGCACCAATGCTAGAAACTCTGGTCTGTTCTAATCTACCCCTTGGGATATTTCCAAATTCAGCCGTTGATTCAATATTGGCTAACTCTGGATAAGCCCGATACAAATCTTCATAAATTAAATTTTGATTCAATGAGGATTGGAAATCATTGACTTCCTTTTGAAGTTTATTCTTTGTAGTCCTATCCAAGTCTTGATATGGCTTACCATAAGTAAGTTGTGCCGTTAAATCAAGTTCTCTTGCTGTTTGCTCTGGTGTCAGATCATATCTAGCAAAAGCAGAGACATCGCTAATCTCTTGCCTCAACTTGCCATCAGGACTTCTGAATGTCCCTGTCTGCTTCCAAATATCTACAGGGTCAACACCAGATTCCTCTAGCTTTAAAAACTGTTCAGCACCAGCCTTATTCCAAGTCTTTGCATTTTCGCCAATGAATATCTGTTTGGGTTTGGGCGTAATCGCTCCAAGGATAGACCTCGTTGGCTGACCTGTCATAGCGGCATTGATTTCCTCACCAGCCATACGACCAACAGCCCGACCTGTACGACCCGCAACTCTACCCGCCACAGGCGCAAAAGGCGCAACTGTCATTGCCGCATTGATAGCTTCTTCCCTTGGGCGCAATGTCATGCCCGACCCTGTGGTCAGAGGTTGACCATAGGAGATGCGTTCAGCAGTCTTTTGGACATCACCGACACCAGCCATATTGAAAAGGGAATTCCTGTTTGCGTAAAGCAAATCAAGTGAGGGTATGCCAGTTCTAGGCATGGATGGCATATTCAGAGTACGACCCAAGACATCAGAAAACAATCCTGATATAAAACCTCTTGGTGTCGGCTTCATCTGATCTGCCATTTAAACCCCGCTAATGATGTCGATTGGTTGCCACTCGTCTTCATCATCTGCCTCAAAGTATGAGGTTATAGACAACTGATCTATATAACTTAACGCATCAGGAAGATCATCGTGTACCCCTTGGGATGGGTACATTAATAACTGGTCAACAAACTCCGACCAATCCTCATCC